TTGGTTTCCACCCAATCGTGATAGACCTCCGCGATTAAACCCAGCAGGGGCAAACCAAGGCCCATCGGAGTTCGCATCTGAGAATGCAAGAGCCCCAATGGCACCAACAGACGCTGGAGCCACAAGAACATCGCCATTTGCATTAAGCGTGTCCCTAAGTCTAATTCTTGGGAAATATGCGGCGTCATAGCTTGTGTCTAATTCTGTTCTAGATGTCATAGTTGATAATACAGATGCAACTGTCCCGCCGGTAGTAAGTCTGGTTCCGCTGTTTTCATAAGTTTCTTTATAGCCATCATTTAAATCAAGAATGGCCAAAGCATCGCCACGTTTTTCAACTATTTCAATCAAATCATCAGTTAGTTGTGTGTTTGTCAGCCCCGGAGCACTAATAACGTCATATTTTACCACTTCTTTATCAGAGACAGCGTCTAAAGCTTTTCCGACAGAATAGTTGGCATAATGCGCTGTTCGCGAATTGGCAACATCTAAAATATTAACATTTGAAAAGGGATCAACCTGTTCAACATCAAGGCCGTCAAATCCACCGAACAGCGGAAGTGCAAACTGTTTGACTTTGTCATCAAGAAGGCTTTGTGAGCCGGATGCAGCAGTTTCTGAAACTGGACTTCCCGATACAACGGCACCGTTTCCAGCAGCAAACGAGCCAGAAAGCCAATAAAACTTTCCATCTAGCTTATGAACTTCGTCTAAAGTGAAAACAAACGAGGGCTCTGTGCTTGTGTTGTTAGACTCATGAACATCCAATTGGGCACCCATATGTCTAAGCAAGTCAACATAACTATTATCATTATATGCTTCCTTAGAATTCTTACTAGGGACCTTGTGATGAAGTCCAAACATATCAGTTTTAAGCCAATTTTTTGAAGCGTTAGTATTTTGGTCAGACATACGCAATTTTGGATAAACGAAAGAAGCAGTGTGGTCTGGCACTGAAGAAGATAGATAGCCACCGGCTCCTTGCTGTGCGAGATGTTGCCAACCCATCGCAAGACCACTACCAGAGCAGCTTCCAACAAAGTGATGTGCATGTTGGGTTGCTACGACCGTCGATCCCGTTGCAATTGCGCCCAAATTATGTATTCCGGTCACGGAGGCAGCCGTGGCGGGGGCTGTGCCATTGTCTCTTTTTGACAACCAAGTAAATCCTTTTAATTTAGCTGGGCCGAAAAAGCCCCATGGAATAGCGTAAGAATCAGACAAGCCACCGACACTTTTCAGGGCATCCGCCAACTCAATTCTAACATAACTTGAAACATTTTCGTAATCCCCATAAAGGTCATACTTATCATTTTGCGAGTCCCAAGATTGATATTGAGTTCCAATTCTTTTACCAATGAAATTGGACGAAGGTTTACTAAGGTTTAGATTTGTATATGTTTCAAGTGCTTTTCCAGCCTTGCTTCTTACAACAAGGGAGAAAGTAGAATTCGGATCTTTTACGGTTCCAAGTCGAAGGTTCTCAATGGTGATATAGTGGTTATTTTGAAACCATTCTCCATCATGAAGAGAAGTGACTCTGAACAGCTTTGTTTGAGCGGATGCAGTAAAGGCTCCATGATTTTCTGTAGGAGATGGATTTCTTGAAATAACCCAGCCTGATTTACTTGGCTTTGCTTCTGATTGTCTGTCGATCCACGATACAGAGCCAGACACCAAAGGAGCGATGAAAGCCCATTGCTCCCCAACAACTGGTTTGGGAGTCGTAACATAGTGTTTAACTGATTCTTCAAAAGTTTCTCCAAGAAAATATTTCTTGACTTCTGTTGAAGGATAATTAGTTGAATTTAGTTTTTGAGGATTGGTATTAAGAACATTTCTAATATATCCGTCTCTCTGATCTGGGTCAAAGTGGAAAACATGACTTTCAAGAGGATTGCCGTTACCATAAGAAGCACCGCCGTGAACACTATCCCAAATGTCCAACCTAAAAGTGGCTGGTTGGTTGGCAGTGGAAATTGATGTAATAAAGGTTCCAGCCGATGATGTCGTATTACCGGCATGGGTGGAGGCTGATACTCTCATAATATTTCCACTAAGCGTCATAACGGCACCAGTGGTGTACAAAATAGCAGCCAAGGTTCCAGTGACGTTTGTCGCATTATAGGCACCAGACGGCGCAACCCAAAGGCCATAAGCAAGTCTGTTGACGTTTGCAGTAGTACTTTGAACATGTCCGCCAAGATTCCATCCGGCCTTAGTATATCCACTGTCTTGCTCTGGTGAATCAGAGCCCAGAAGTCGAACAAAAGTAACTGGTGATGTGTTGGAAGCTAACCATGCTTGTGCTGCATAAGAAGCATATGTTGGAACAGATTGGTTTCCATCACGCCAAACATCAGCATCTTGAACTCCAACACCAGATTGTGGTTTTCCAAAAACAGCGGTAAAATCTTCTATAGTTTTAACCTTAATCGGTTGCATACCGGGTCCAGTTCTTGCGGGACCAATCAACAATACGCCATCGTCTCCTGCGGGGCGAGTGACTTGGCTTTCGTCAATCTCTGTAATTTCCACACCGGGGGAAATAAAATCAAAAATTCTAGGCATTAAAAAGTTCTCCTTTAAATTAATATCTCACAGTAAATAGTATTGTTTTAGTGGAAAAACCTATTCTGTATAATCGTTATCTTTATCTTTCCAAGGCACCTTGTCTCCGACAATTACTCTCTCGTTAGATATGACAGTTCGGACAGCATTTTCTCTTATTGTGATCTTCGGTCGTTCATTGTTGTTGCCATCACCAATTAGATAACCAAGGACCTTTATTTGAATAGCTGTTTCAAACATTCGTTCATCTTCGCCCATGTCTTTGATATTCTTTGTTTCAGCAAAATCTTGCTGAATGAAGGACTCATATTTCCATTTGTTTCTTTCAAAGAAAAAACTATTTATACCTCCGGTTCTCGTTATAAATGGAGTAACAAGGTCATTCATTTGTTGTTGATATTCTGTTCTCAAAAGAACGTTATAAACAACTGTTATGTAGCTTGGAACTGGAATCGTTATTTGTTGATATAATATCTTTTTTTTATCAATAAAATTTCCGTCTTCAAATTTGGCGGGGCGAAGACCTGCGGAGCCAGACCAGTATGTACCTGTTACTCTGCCGTCCTCATAAGCTTGCGAAACAATGGTATTTTGATAGTTTCCATGTGCTCTGTGGCTTATTCTTCTATAAATTGTTACTGTTCCGCCTTTATAATCATTATCTTGAAAATAATGCGCCTGAAATGCCCCTTTGAAGTTGGGGTCTTTGGTAATAGATTCCCTATTTATAGCAATAATTGGAAGCTTTAAGCGGTTATCAGAGTTTCTTAGTTCTTTGTTCTTTTTTAGCTGATATGCTCTCTCTGTTCCCAACCAAATGACTGGGACTGGTTTATATCCATCATTGGTTGTGGTGTGCAGATTTAATTTATCCTTAACCCACTCATAGAGGCCCATATCGATGTTTTCTAATGTTGAAGGATCAAATGTTATTTCTTTTGGATTAACTGGCATTGAATAAACCGTCCCTTGCTCTTATACACTCAGCAGACATTTCAAATTTATGTTCGACTTGTCCGAAAAGGTGTTTTGTGTTAGATATTTTGACTATCTCATAGTATTTATCTCCATATCTAACAAAATCACCGACCCTCACTTCAAGATCTTGGTCTTCGGTTAGTCGTCTTCGGTGAAATTTAACCGTGATTTTAGTCATTTCATCGACTGCGATGTTAGACATGTAGTTTGTTTCTTCCCCTCCATACTCAACAAGGGCATATACACGAATTGGGGGTAAAAAAGTTTTTTCTATGGCCTCGCCATAAAGAGGATGAAAGTTCGTATATTCAATATCAATCGGAAAATACAATATTTGTTGTCCGACTACTCTTTCAATGATTTCATCATTTACTTGTTTTACTAAATCTCGTTCTTTTTCTCCAAGAAATAATGGAGGAGGAGGTTGCGCTGATTTTGACCATTTGTCTGACATTTATTTACCCCACAAAAATCTTTAATGGTACATTTTCAACCATTTTTTGAGCATTCTCTGACATTTCTGAGTCTCTCTCAAGAAGCTTGGGATATGTCATTTCATCTAACTGGGTTTTGAGTTCATCTCTTAAAGAATTTTGTTCTTCTTTAGCTTGAGATAGAAGATCAGTTGCATTTAAAGTTATATTGTCTCCGGGAACAGGAATTGAGCCTCCAAATTTGCCCCTAATCTGC